GTTGCCGGTGATCCTCCCGCCGTCCGGGTACTCGAACGTCATGTCGTTCACGACGTTGTCCTCGTCGAGCGAGGCCACGAGCAGCGCGTCGTTCACGCGGACCCCGGAGGCGCTGAAGCTCACGGTCTTCGTGCCCGGCTCGTTGAGGATGTTCCTCCACGCGCCGTCCGTGTCGCCCGTGTCGTCGACCAGCTCGTTGTTGATCGAGACCCCTTTCGAAGTCAGCTTCGCCACCGGGGTCGACCCGAAGTAAAGCGTGATATGCCGTCCGATGATGCCGTCCATGTAGATCTCCTTTCCTGGTGGTTTACTTCCCCGCGGCGCGCGCGGTCCTGAACTTGATCTCTCTCGCGAGCTCGATGCGGTAGCGCTCGAGCGCGAACTTGCGAAGCCCGTCCAGCACGACCTCCTGCTCGATCGTCTGCGGGACCGAGAGCGAGGTCAGCTGCTCGATCCGCTCGAGCTTCGGCTTCCCCCGCCGCCCGAACTCGCCCGAGCGCCAGAAGACGCCCCGGTGCCCGCTCTTCATCGTCGCGATGAACGCACCGCGCACGATCTTCCTCGTGGTGATCCGCACGCTCACGCCCGTGCGCGTCTGCTTCGCGCCGAACGCGATGAGGGGCGTGCGCCGGCCGCGCACGCGGATCTTCGCGACCGGGTGCGAGCGCGTCGCCCGGACGATCACCATCGTCTTCTTGATCTCCCCGGCCTTGAACCCCGGGTAGCGCCGGCGGATGAGCCGCGTGGCCTCGGCGCGCACCGAGACCGCCGACTTGTTGAGGGCCGAGACGTGCGCGTCCTCGATGATGGTGTTCGCCTTCTCCATCAGGCGCCGGACCTGCGCCCGATACGCTGAGAGCTGGAACCCGCCTACTGCCACGCGAGCTCGTCGGGCGAGCCCGCCTCGTAGGCGATCTCGACCTCGAAGCGCATGGCGATCTCGCTGTAGTCGCGATCGGCCTCCCGGCCTTCGAAGGTCTTCTCGCAGCCGCGGTAGTCGAAATTCACCTGCACGCCCCCGATCTGGATGCCGGCGGCGAGCACCTTCTGCACCTCGAGTTTGATCTGGTTCAGCACGGGCTCCGGTTCGTCGTCCTTCACGAAGCCCCCGACCATCAGCTCGAGCAGCGCCTCGGTGAGCGTGTCCTCGCCCGCGCCCCCGCTCTCGCGCTGCACGTCCTCGCGCGGGGCCCACACCGAGAGATAGGGCATCAGGCCGGGATCCTGCGCGTGCACCAGGTAGCCGAAGACGTTCTCGATCGAGGGCACGGCGCTCGAGTCGAGCGCGGCCTTCACCGCGTCGACGATCTGGGTGTGCAGATCGTCAGCCATGCTCGGCCTTCGACGCAACGATCCGCATGTCGCGGTTCTGCTTGCCGATCGAGTGCCACTGCGTCGGCTCCTCCTTTATGCCGACAAAGCCGAGCTCGGCAAGCACTGCGCGCAGGCTCGCCGGCGACCAGCCCCAGCGGTGCACCATGAACGGGTCCTCGTGACTCGGATCGCCGTACAACGCCCACATCCCGAGGCGCGTGAGCGTGCGCTCGTCGCCGCTTTTCTCGGCATCGAGCACGTTCTGGCAGCCCTTCAGGATGTTCGGCAGCTCGAGCACCAGCAGTCCACCCGGCTTGAGCAGGCGCCGCCATTCCTTGAGCGCGGCCGGCGCCTCCCAGCGGTAGTAGTGCTCCAGGCCGTGGATCACCATGAGCTCGTCCGCGCAGCCATCCGGCAGCGGGATCGAGCGCGCGTCAGCCTTCACCTCCGGATCGCGCTTCGCGTGCGGCGAGCGCTGGATGTCGCAATTCGTCCAGCCCTCAAGAACGTGGCGCCCACACATCACGTTTAAACGCATTCGCGCCCCCTCATCAGCTTGCTCGCAAAGGCCCAGGCCTCTCCTGCCTCGTCCGGCTTCCACTGAAACCATGCCAGGCGCCGCAGGAACTCCAGGCGATTCGCGCGCGTGAACTCGCGCCGCGCGAGCCACCTGGCCGCCCCGTCCTCGCACTCGAAAGGCACGCCCGCAATGGCGGCATCGACCGCGACGTTGCTGTGCCGGCAAACGACGAGCGATGCCCCGCGCAGCAGCTCCTCGATGGGCGATACGTCGTCGGTGCGGCACCCGAGCACCGGCGCCCGCGGACCGCGCTTGGGGCGATGGATGATCTCCCTGCGCGGGAATCGGCAGCGCAGCTCGAGGAGCTTGCGCTGCTCCCACTGTGCGACCGCTGGGCCGAGGTACGCGCGGGACTTGCGCCCGAGGCCCACGAGCACGATCGTCCCGTTCGGGGCGGCATCCTCGCGCAACCCGATCCCCATCGAATCCCAGCGCGCCTCGTCGACGAGCACGCGATCCAGCAGGTCCTGCGGATGATCGTGGTTCAACGAGGCCCGCAGATAGCCGCCCGGCTCCCTGTTCCCGAAGTACCCGAGATCCCAGAGCAGCACCGGACCCTTCGCCACATGCTGCGCCCGCGCGCTGGCCTGCAGCGGCGCGCCCACCCCGTACAGGACAAGCCAGTCGCTCGCGCCCGCGTAGACGGTCGTACGCACCGTCCGAAAGCCCGTGCCGGCCGCCGCAGCGCGCAGCGCCCCGAGCATCGGCCCGGCCAGACGCTCGACGGCCGGCGGGATCAGGAACTCAACCGACCGAGCCATGCCTTGTACTCGGCCGCTACCCGCTCAAGCGTCGGCACCGCGGCTCTCATGCGCGCGGCCGCGCCCGCGCGAAACTCGTGGCTCGCGCACCGATCGAGCGCTTCGCCGAGCTCCTGCTCGGTCTCGACGTAGAGCTCCGCGCCCGATCCGAACTCGATGTAGCCGCGCTCTGGCGAGCAGATGGCCGGGATCCCGAGCGCCTGCAGGTTCGCGAGCTTCACGTTCGACTTCCAGTGCCGCGGCGCGTAGCCCGCGTGGCCGCGCAACGCGATGCCCACATCGCACTTCGCGAGGTCCTCGTTCGCCGCGAAGCGCCAGCCGCGCGCTGCGCACGCCCGCTCGAGCACCGCACGCCACTCCCCGAGGTTCGCGAGCGAACCCTCGTACCCGACGACCCGCACGCGATCGCGCACCTGGACGGGGCGGTATAGCGGCCAGGCGTGATGCGGCAGCACGAGCGCCGGCCCGGTCCAGCCGCTGTCGGCGAGCATCGTGCTCGTGGGGAAAACGACCGCGCCGGGAGCGCGCCTATCGAGCTCCTCCCGGAGCCACGCCACTGCCCGGGCTTTCTCCCAGGCGTTGCCCTCGGGCTGCGGCCAGGCGTCCACGATGTCCCAGACCCAGCGCCGCCCGTTGAGCCGGGCGGCCGGGACGAAGCGCTTGACCCAGACCACGACGTCGGCGCCGCGCCAGTCCGTGCAGCGCGGGACCACGCGCGCGCCGATCGCCGCGCCCAGCTGCACACCCCGCACCTTCCAGGAGCCCGAGGAGCCCCGGCCGGTCACGAGGATCTGCATCCGAACCCCATGACCTGCGTGCGCGCGAAATACTTCTGCCCGCCGTGCAGCAGCGCCGGCGGCACCTTCCCGTCCCGCTGGAAGCGCCCGTGCGCGTAGAGAAGCTCCGTCCAGCTGATCCGCGGGAATAGCGCGCGCACCCCCTCGACGGTGAACCGGAAGTAGTCCGCGGGGTACGCGTGCACGTTCCACGCGAACGGCACCGACAGATGCAGCGTCGCGCCCGGCACCATCAGCCGCTCGATGTTCTCGGCGAGCAGCCACGGCCGGGGCGAATGCTCGAGCACGCTCAAGCACTCGATGTGCTCGAATAACCACAGGTCGGCCGGCAGCTCGAGCTCCAGGTCGAGCACGCGGTCGACGCCCTCGCCCGCCACCTGGTCTATGCCGACGGCGTTCGGGTAGGGCCGCCGGCGATCCGTGCGTCCCAGATATACGCGCGAGCCCACGATCAGCGTCCGGCCGGGCCTCGGGCGGACGAAGCGCGTCTCGAACTCCCGGGACAGGTCGATTGGCACCCTACAGCCCCACGAACGGCAGGCCCGCGGCGATCTCCTCGATCGTGAATTGCCCGTTCGCCACGTCCTCGAGCGCTGCGCGCC